TTTAGGGTTTTGACCCAATGATTTCAAAACATTTTTCCATTTCTTCTTTTATAAGAGAACTCTTAAAAACACTGGGTTAAAACCCAAAAAACTGGGTTATTGGGTCAAAAACGATTTAAAAACAAATTATTCACACACATCACATATAAATCGCTTCATATCCCCCTTTTTTTTATCACCGATAAGATATTTCACTTTTCTTTCTTTTGCTATACGTTTGACTTCTTTCTTCAATTCAATTAATTTCATTTTATTACTCTTACAAGAACAGACCCCTTTACCCACCAGTTTATCCGCAGGAAGACGGTCTAATACCCCCGACTGGTGTTCTATATGTAATTTTGGTATATCTACGGCAGGAATTTGGATAGTAACAGATTTACCCTTCTTTTGAAATGGTTGTAAAACACTCACCAAATCATATTTACTTCTAATATTGGTTTCTTTTTCGCTCAATGTCTTATTTAAATCGCTTGGAATAACTGCCTTATTTAAGTTGATAATTGCTTTACTATTTTGTCCCACGTCAGAGGCAATTTTTGCCCCAAGAGAGTGTGCGATTGTAGTGACGTTATCAGCACCATATTTATCTTCGGTTGCTTTTTGAACTGATTTTGCGTGTTTAACACGTTTAGATTTTGAAATATCAAACCCAAGCATCATTTTCAAGTCATTCCCCACGTCTTGAATAGAAGCAGTCCCACGATGAACTACATACGCTTCTTTTGTATGTGGATTAATATATACTTTTACCCGTTGAGATGATAATTGTTTATCTAATATAAAATCTTTAAAATTTTTAGGTTTTTTTTCGTATGAATTGTCTATAAATTGTTTTAAATCTGATATAGATACTGCTCCTCCGTCCATCATCATATATTATATAATATAAATACATTTTATTATATAAAAAAACACGTATTTTCTAAATGTTTATAAAAATCTGCGTGGAATTAATTCACGTAATCCAGCACCAACTGAACCCTCACCCACACCACCTGCCTCTCTAAAACGCATTTTCAATTCATTTAATCCTTCTCTCCATTGAGCGAAAATAGGTGTAAATACATTAAATGGTGTGTTCCCAGCACGTGGTTCGCCACCCAATGTCCGTCTTGAAGTTCGTTCCAATTCTCCTTCAATTTCTCGTTCAGCATTTTCTAAATCTCTTAATAATGATACTAATGAAGTTCTCTCTGTGGAGGAGAACATACCAAAATTACTAACATTTATATCTAAATAAGTATTCAATTGTCTAATACCTAAAACTAACTGGGTAATCGCAGTTATAATCGCAGACCCCGCAACTGATGATAGAGAAGTCCCTCTCCCAGCAGTATCCCTAACAATTGAAGTTTTAAATTGATTTTCAATTTGTAATAAACCACCGTATAAATCGTTTAATTGCCCGACAATATTTGTATATATCTCATCAACATCGGCAGGTTTTCCATCATCGGTCTTTAAATCAAGTGAAGCACTACTACGTGCTAATAATTTATTAACTTTTTTTTTTGCCCGATTCAGAGCATTTAAATCCTCAACTTCCATCATTATTTATATAATATATATATATTAAAATTTATAATATTACTAAATATATATCTATTTACGGTTTATATAAACCTTCTGCTTTTACTGCTTTACTTGCGTTAATCATACTGATACCACGCTCTTTCATCACCTTCTTAACAATTTCAGCACGTTTATTTGGTTTTTTCATACCAGACCCTTTGATTGCTTTTCCCACTGCCTTACCAGCGACATTACCAACAATACCCGCAACTGGGACGAGTTCAGGTTGCCCCGTAGCAACGGCGACAGCACTTAAAGCACCGCTCAAAACCTCGGGAGCAAGTTCCACAGTTTTATCTTTGATTGCTTTTCTTATTTTCGGAGGAATTAAATTAATCACTTTTTCAACGTCCTTTTTGATTACGGGTATTGCTTTGGATATGCCTTTCTTAACACTCTTAAATGCTTTACTTGCGGTTTTACTAATATCAGACCAAAATGAACCACCGCTCATCTCTTCCTCTTTTGAGAGTTTTCTCACAGCATTCATATTTAATCCACTTCCCATCAGCATTTTCACGTCGTCGGCGGATAAACTATTAATTAATTCAACTGCCTTTTTAGTCAGACTACGACGAACTTTCAACGGTATTAAATTGACTGCTTTTTTAACATTACCAATAATATCACGGGAGAAAGAAAAAGAACCTCCTGATAAGAGTGCGACATCTTTTGCGTCCATTTGATTGACGACTTCAATAACCTTTTTAGACAATGTTTTTCTAATCTTCGGCGGTATTAACTCAATAGTCTTTTTAATTCCTTTCATTCCTTCACCTCTTTTACGCTTATTACCAGTTATATTATCTGCTTTTACAGGTTTTGGTCTTACGGGTCTTGATACTGGTGCTGGGGTATCACTAATACGAACAGCATTATCAAATATAGCACTTATTTCGTCATCATCACTACTATCTTTTCTAACCATACCACCTTGTAGAAGAGGGTCACCTCTTGAAAGAGCAGGGGAAGATGTGACTAAACCGTCTAATCCTCCGTAATTACTCATTGCGTCATTTCCAGACAGAACAAATTGTCTGTATAAAGCACCCCCAGTCAGTGTAGGGCGTTCCCTATACGGCATCATTGTTGGTTGTCCGAATAAATGTTGTTGTTTGTTTTCCATATCACGCATCTCGGCGACAATTCTACGATTGTAATCGTTTGCTCCAATAAAAGTCATTTATAGTATATGGATAGAAATAAATATTATTATTTTCTATCTAAAACTTTATTAATGAAATCACAATCTATTCTAAATAAATAGATACATTTTTTGAAATCGTTTATAGTATAGTCTTCATATTTCGGTGGATTTACACGGTTAATAGACTTGTAATATTCTCGTAAGACGTTTATATAGTCTTCTTTTTTTAGACCGTCTAAATAGTGAGTCATATATATATATACTATCTCTAAATGATTTATATGTATTAAACGAAATGATTTAGGATATTAGACAATAAAATAATATATAACTAATATATAAATGACGACCACAATAATCAGTAAGGACGGTAGTAATCCAGACCAAATTTATTTTGATATTCAAGTGACGAACGCACAATCCACCACCACTGTTCCACCAATATTCACAATTAATGAAACGAGGTCTAACCCATTTATTAATAATCCAAGTGACTATTATATGTCTATTGTAAGGTTTTCATTACAAACAGGCACACTCCCTTTATTTATACCAGCAATTCAACCACAACAAGGTAATCGTGATTTAACAATATACTCAATCACATTGGAATATGAAAATGCGGGAGCAGGTATTCCATTAACTACACATCAAGAATTTTTGACTTGGATACCGCAATCGTCTAATGTTGTAATACCAGCACCACCATCTCTTACCACTAATGGTCTTCAAAATAATCAAACAGGATATTATAACTGCTACAATTACCAGTGGTTTTTATACCAAGTATTACAAACATTTATAGATGCTTTTACCGCACTCAATACAGCAACAGGTAATTATTTAGTAGGAACTCTTAATGCGGTTCATCCAATTATCACTTGGAATACAACGACAGACACCGCCACGATTTACTGCGACCCAAATTACACGACAAACGCAATAACCCCTTATATAAAAATATATTTCAACGCACCATTATTTCAACTTTTCAATTCCTTCGTCGCAGAGGATTTAGGATATGTAGGCGTAACACAAGGTAGAAATTTTGAGTTTATTATCGGTGATTTTACAGGAACGAACAGCACCAATTTACCTTATAGTCCAACCCCACTAATTATATATACCGCAGTCTATCAAGAGTATAGCACGATTAGTGACTGGTCGCCAATAACTTCTATTGTATTTGTTAGTAATACATTACCTATCATCGCCTCCGAGCAATCCAATCCAATATTATATGGGGGTAATCAATTCACTTCTAATGGAGAATCGCCTAACGCTCAAACATTAAATATCATTACTGATTTAATCGGGGACGATTTACAATATAAACCATTTCTTGTTTATACCCCGAATGGAACGAACCGTTATATTACTTTAACAGGAAATACTCCATTAGTTAATTTAGACATTCAAGTATATTACAAATTAAAAACGGGAGAGTTAATACCATTTAGAATAGGGTCAGGTTCTACGGGAACACTTAAAATTCTATTTATCAAGAAGTCTAACAATTTCGGTTAATTAAGGGACAACTTACCTATTATAATTATTTAGTCATCTTCAAAATAATTATATAACACTATTATATAAATGGATTTCCACACAACTCTCGTCAAGGACTCAACCATCGCCGACATCACCCCTGATTTAGACTTCGCCGTAGTCAGCGGAGCATCCCAGACTACTTATCAAACATTTCAATCAACAAGTGCCTCCAATTCCGCACTTATCTATAATATACAAATTCCTTCGGAACAAATAGTAATTGGAAGAGATGCTCTTATTTCAGCAACAGTCACTATCTCTATTTCAGCAACTGGTGTTCCATTCGGTGATTTAGCATTTAATTACGGACAAACTGATGCTTTTGCTCCGTTCCCATTAAATTCGCTATTTTCAACTTTAACCGCTCAAATCAACAACACTACTGTTTCAACAAATCTTATTGATACCCTCCCATCTATATTAAGAATGAATGACGCTCAATATTTACAAAAATATTCAGGTTATAGTCCATCTCTACCAGATTTAGCATACCTTAATTACGCTGATGCCTTAAACGCAAACAATAACCCTCTTGCCTCATATAATGTTGGTGGATACGACCAAGTTTTACCACGTGGTGCTTTTCCGCTCAATTCAATCTCTGTCCTCCACAATATCACAGCAGGTGGAACTGATACTTCATTAGTATCTACTGACGTTTTAGACACTTGGGTCATTGTTATATCAGCAACTTTTACTGAACCACTCTTCTTATCTCCTTTCACTTGGGGTAATCCAGAACACAACGCACAAGGGTTTTTAGGAATTAATAATATGGCGATTACCGCAAACATCAATACCTCTTGTTCTCGTATGTTTAGAACCGCCAATCCATACATTACTAATGTATCTCTTGGTAGTGTAGCACAATCAAATGGTTTTTCAGGAGCACAAATGTTGTTTAAATTCCTCTCTACTCAACCATCAGACCTTATCCAAGCAAGAAATGTTGTTCCTTATATGGATATGCCGAGATATTTATCTAATTTCAACGGTCAAGTCAATTTAGTTACAGGTGCTACTGCTACTCTCGTATCACAAAATATCCAAATATCTCAAATTCCAGATTTATTTATTATTAGTGTTCGTATTCCAATGTCCCAACAAACTTATCAAAATTCCGATTCATTCTTACAAATCAATAGTATCTCTTGTAATTTAAACAACAGTTCAGGTTTATTATCATCTTCCAGTGCTTTTGACTTGTGGAGATTTTCAAAATTGAACGGTTCTAATCAAACTTGGAGTGAGTTCGGTGGGTCAAATAATGTAGCAGATAATGTTACAGGTGAGGGTCAAAATATCGCAACTACTGGTTCTTTATTAGTAATCAGTCCAGCATTACAACTTTCATTACCAGATTATATTTCCTCCTCTTCAACGGGTCAATATAACTTTACATTTAATATTTCAGTCACTAATAGATACGCTGTTAGTGTTGCTCCTGAAATATGTGTAATTTGCTGTAATTCTGGTATGATGGTTACCAATCAAGGTGTATCTTCAACTTATTCTGGTTTATTAACAAGAGAAGCAGTCTTATCCGCAAAATCCAAAGAACCTCGTTCATTTTTAAGTGAGATTAGACGTATCGGTGGTATGATGCTTAACAGACCATTAGGTAAAATGAGAAGACCAATGGGTGGAGCAGTTTCAGGTGGTGCTTCCAGTGGTGGCGTTCATTCAGGTGGTGCTGTGGGAGCAATGAAATATTGTTAATTTAAATGTGTAGGGTGTGTATAGTGTATAGTGAGTTTTATTCAATCACATTTTATAAATAATTAATTTTTTGTTTTTTATTACAGAAAACAAAAAAGTATATATATATAACCCAATAACCCAATTTATTGGGTTTTGACCCAATGATTTTAAAACATTTTTCCTTTTCTTCTTTTATAAGAGAACTCTTAAAATCACTGGGTTATTTTAGTAAAAACTGGGTTATTGGGTTATTTTATCAATTTTACAACAACATCATCATACGTTTTTAATTTATTATCTTTTTTATAATCATCTACGAATTCTTTAAAATCTTCCAAATTATAGTCTTTATCTTTCATTAGAGTTAAAAAAAGGATACACCACCTCCCACAAGTGGCGATATTGTCTTTTAAAATCTGGTATTTCGTATAGTTCTGTTTTACAGGTAAGGCAGATGATTTTAGTAATTCGCTCAATTTACCAGCATCTTGGTCTAATATTTTTTGAATACATTTAGGGACAAATCTCCAATCACGGTCAGCACGTTCTCCATACGAATTAAAATAATAGATTGTATCACTATTACGCCCGATACATACCCAGTGTCCGCTATTTTTCGCAGTTTCAATTAGTATAATTTTAAAGGTGTTATTGGAAGGTAGTAATTGGTCTATATTATTAACGTCACCCAGTTCGCTGTATTTGATAATACAATTAGGGTCGTTCATATAATTGATGATTTCTAAATCGTCCATTGGTTCAGACAATAGTTTTTTATCCATATTTATATATATATATATATCACACTATTTTTTATTAAAATCTGCTTGTAATTTATTTAGATTTTCAAAAAAGTCTGTATTCTCACCCCAGAGGAGTTTATAGGAGAATAAGGCAGGTGAAGGAATAAAATTATCAATCAAGCGTTTCTCGCTTTCATTTGCGTAGTGACGTTTTCGGTATGCTTCTCTCTTCTTTTTATCCTTGTGGTCTATATAGGTTGAACCTGAATTTAATCCAAAGTCATAGTGCTTTATCTTGTCGGCATATTTTATAAAAATTCTAAACCTTTTATTCTGTAAAGGAGAACATACCACATCTAAAATAGTAATCGGCATTATATATACTAAATATATTAATATATATACATTATAACCCAATAACCCAATTTATTGGGTTTTAACCCAATGATTTTAAAACATTTTCCCATTTCTTCTTTTACAAGAGAACTCTTAAAAACATTGGGTTATTTTAGTAAAAACTGGGTTATTGGGTTATTTTATTTTGGTTTATTCATTGATATGATTTTTATCGTAAAAACACTTATCCATTTCAATACCAATATATTTTCGGTTGAGTTCTATACTCGCTCTTCCACTGTTAAAACTACCAGCAGTAGGGTCTAAAATAGTATCACCTTCATTACTATATCTTTCAATTAACCA